TTTTATTTTCTCTCTTTCTTTTTATTTTTTTCTTTATATATCTTATTATTTTATTTATTGTTTTTATTATAAACCCCGGGGGCCCCCTTTGCTCGTCTTGATCAAGACGAGCAAAGTGGATATTTAGTTCTTGACTTTTTCGATTATACATATTTTTTTATTATTTTCATCTTCTATTTCTTTTTCTTCATATATTGTATCTTTTACAACTTTATATTGTAAAATTTGTAAATAATCTAAACAATAACAGCTGCCTAAATAGCCACATGTTATAAAAGATAAACAAAATAAACAAAATCTGCCTATTTGTGATTTAATTGATCTTTTTTTTAATATGAAATTGCCTTCTTTTTCTAAATTAATTATTTTTTTTTCAGGTATATATTTTTTTTGACATAATAATATTTCTGTGTCAGAATTTCTTTTAATATATAATAAATTATTAAAATTTGATCTATATTTACAATTTTGATTATTTAAAGTTATTATAAATGGTAAACCAATAGAATTACAATATTTATTCATTTTATTAAATTCTAAAAAAGAAATATCATTACAAAATTTTTGTTGAAATGTTTCTAATGTTTTTGAATCGTGAATTTTGAATAATAAATAATAATCTGTATTTGTTTTCTCTAAAATATTAGCAAAATTACAATGCTGTTCTAAACTAAATATTGAAACATTACAATGGCGACCTCGGGTATAAAACGATGCAATAATTTTATTATTTTTTAAATCGGCCATGCAATCGTCAAATATATATAAAGTGGGTTTTTCATGTATTTTTAATTCTTCTAATTCATCATAATGTCTAAAAATTATTTTGATTCTTAATAGTTCAAATAAATCTTGATTGCTACTATTTGTATAAAAATAAATTTTACTAAATATGTTTAAATTATTTTCGTGTATAAAATTTAAATAATTGATTATATAAGTAGTTTTACCTCCTCCTCGAGCTGAATAAAATTTACATGAAAATGGATGAATAAAATTAATTCTTTTTTCAGTGTGAATTATTCTATCAACTATTTTAAAATTATTTAAAATATTTTCTGAATTATTTGTAAGGCTATTATCAATTGATAATTCTGAATTATTTTCTGAATTATTTGTAATGCTATTATCAATTGATAATTCTGAATTATTTTCTGAATTACTTGTAATGCTATTATCAATTGGTGCTGAATTATTGCGCGATATATTTTTGATTAATAATTTATTTTCTGAATTATTTGTAATGCTATTATCAATTGATAATTCTGAATTATTTTCTGAATTAATGCTGCTACTATTATCAATTGGTGCTGAATTATTGCGCGATATATTTTTGATTAATAATTTATTTTCTGAATTACTTGTAATGCTGCTACTATTATCATTATTTTTCGATTCATTTTTTTTGTTTTTACTTAATCTATCTTTATCACGACATATATCACATCTTTTATATTCTGTATTATTTTCTTTATTACATTTATTACATATTTTATTTATCATAAATTAAAAAAAATATTTTTTAAATTTATTGTCGCAAATTTATTGAGAACGTCGCAAATTTATTGAGAACGTCGCAAATTTATTGAGAACTAAAATTAATACAAATATCAATATCATCAATAAAATGAGGTTTAATATCAGAATTATTACCTGTAACTCTCATTCTAATATAATAAATATCTTTATTAGGTATTTCATTTAATGGAATTATATTATTTATTAAAAGTTGACTTTGATATACATTAATATCTGAGTCAAATGTTCTATCTATATTAATAGTTAGAGGAACCTGTTCAGTTGTAGGATTTTGAATTTTATTATCAGCAAAACCAAATTGAATTTTACAATTTTGAAATAAATTGATATTGTGATTTCTTGGAAAATCATCACCAGCAGCTAAAGTAAATACTCTTTGAAAAGCAATATTAGCATCAAGAGGGAGACCTAATATATAAGCTAATAGACGAAAATCAGTATTTTTAGGAAATGTTACTGTTAGATTTTTTGTTTTATCAAATACTGAAAATTGAGTATAACCAATTCTTTCTATAATTCCTGATCCTGGAGCACAAATAATATCCATTATTTCTGGATATGTATAATTTTTTGATGGTAACGAAATAGTATAAATTGGCATTCCTTCAACAGTAGTATTAAAAGATAAATCTGTTGGAATATTATATAAATCTGTCATACCATTGACACAGATAGATTCAATAAAAGCTTTTGATTTAGTTGAATAATCAAGTCCATCTACTTGATAAATTTTATCACAATAATTAATTGTACCATCTACTGAAGCAGCTTGAAGTTTTAATGTTTTTTGTACGTATGTTTTAGTTGACATAAAAAAAAAAAAATAAAATTAAAATTATTAATAATATTGTTTATTACTTGATTCATAAATTTTCAATATTTTTTTTATATAAATTTCTTTGATATTCATTTACACGATCTCTATTATTTTCAATCCATTTTCTTCGATATTCTATTTGTTCTGGTCTTTGTTGATATTCTTTATTATAATTTGGATTTTTTTCTAAAAATATTTTCTTTTTATCTTTATAATAATTTGGATTTTCTTTTAATATTCTTTCTCTTTGTAATTTATTTGATATTCTTCTTTTTTCTATTGCTTCTTGCTTTTCTTTTTGTAATTTATTTAATTGCTCTTTTAACTCTTCTAGTTCCATAATATATAAATTTATTTTTTTATACTTTTTTTCTGATTATAATTTCTTATATATTCATTATATTTATTTCTGTTATTTTCCCTCCATTTATAATTTGCTATTTTACTATTTTCTGCTTTTCTTCTCGCTAAATCTGTTTGTATTTTTAGTAAATCTTTTAGTTTATTTAATTCTTTTATTAAACTTTCATTATTTTCTTCCATAATATATATTATTATTTATTTATTCTTTTTAATTTATATATATTAAAAAGGTACCAAAGCTAGAACCCTATTAAAATATAATCAAAAAGGTACCAAAGCTAGAAATATCTATTTTGAATTCTATTTTGTTCTTTCATTTCTATTATTTCTTATTAAAAAATATTGAAATCGTTACAAAATGAAATTATTGATATTTTTATTATTTTATTTATTTTTTTTTATATAAATAAAATAATATATGTATATTATGGAGATAAAAAATGAATATGAAGATAACTTTTTTGAATCAGAAAATGAAGATAACTTTTTTGAATCAGAAAATGAAGATAACTTTAGTGAATCAGAAAATGAAGATAACTTTAGTGAATCAGAAAATGAAGATAACTTTAGTGAATCAGAAAATGATTCTGAACATGAAAATGAAATGAATAGTATATTTGAAGCACGGGAAGATAGAAAAGCAGTTTTAGAAAGATTAATTTATCAAGAAAAATATATTAAAAAAATAGAAAATAAAACTTTGATATTAAAATCAAAATATAATAATTTTGATGGAAATTATAAAGTAAAACCTTATATTTTAAATTGTGATGTTAAAAATATGATTTATATAAATAATGAATATAATTTTAAAAATTTTATAAGAGAAATAGATTATCAATTTCATGAAATTATATTATTAAATAAATATATAAAACCATATTTTGATTTTGATAATGGATTAGATTTAAAATCAATAATTGATAATATTAAAAAATTAATAAAAGATAATTATAATATTAAATTAGTAGATGATGATTTTATAATTTATCATAGAATATCAAAAAATGGAATAAATAAATATCATATAAGTTTAAAATATAAAATATGGTCAAATACTTTTTTTAATTTGATGACAAAACAAAATGGGGAAATATTTGATATTCAAATATATAAAGGTATAAGAAGTTTAAGAAATCCTTATTGTTACAAAATGGAATTAAATAATGAAGAAACAAATTCATCATCATTTTATTATAAATATAATTTTTATATAACTGAAGATACTAGATATCATAGAATTAATACTAAAGGAGAAATTATTAAAGATAATTATAAAATAATAGATTCAGTAATTTCTTTTACTGATCCTATGTATAAAATATTAGGTACTCGAGAAAATATTATAGAAGTATATAATAATCATTTGCCAAAAATAGCTTTTAAAAATTTAGAAGTTAATAAAAGGAAAATTATAAGTTATCTACAAAAAAAATTATCAGAAAAAATAACAGGAGAAGAGGTAAATCATAATTTTATTGAATATAATCCACATAAAAATATTTATGAATTCAAATTTACAAATATAAAAAGAAAATGCGGCCATTTATCGCATTGCGAATGTAAAAATAAATTTTATAAATGTCCAACATGTGATAATGATTTAGTTGCAAATGGTTTTATTAAACTATCTGATAATAATTATACATGTTTTCATTTTGAAAAAGAATGTAAAGGATTTAAAATAATTGATGTTGATGAAAAAGATTTCAATAATGAAATTAATAATGTATTATCACAAATAAATCATAAGTTTAATGAAGTAAATGTAATTAATTTCAAGGAAAATCATATAAATTATATTTCCGGAATTCCTGGTTGTGGAAAAACATATTATATTTTATCTGAATTATTAAAAACAGATAAAATAAATTTAATAATAGTTAATAGAACAATACAAGCTTATTCTATTAAAAATGAAATAAATAAATTAGATAATCAAGAGTCTTATATAATAGATCAAGAAACTTTTAAAAAAATGTATGAATTTCATGAAGATCTGAAAGGTATAAATAATATAATTTGTTTAAGTCCTTCTATTTGGAAATTAGAGAAATTATTTGATTGTGATATTTTACAAAAAAATAATTATAATTTATTTATTGATGAATATATTCAATATATTGAAACTATTACAACAAATTCAGCTGATAATAAAATATATACTAAGGGTATTAGATCTACAACAATTCCTCAATTAATTAAGAATTCTTATTCTTGTTTTATTAGCGATGTTATTTTTGATAAAAATTCAATAAAACCACATTTATCAAAATTTGAGAAAGAATTAACTTTTTCTAAATTTAATCAAGTAAGAAATAAAATAGATAATTTAACTCTTTCTAATGATATTACTCTTTTAGAACAAGTTATTGAAGAAAATATACAAAATAATATTCCAATGTTTATTTGGTGTGATCTTAAATATAAATTATATAATATTTATAACAAATATTTTAAATGTTTGCCTACTGAAGATGTTTTAATATTAGAAGCCGAAACAGATGAAAAATTAAAAACATTAAATGAACAAAAACATAAATTTATCTTAGCTAGTCCTACTGTTTTTAGTGCGATTTCTATTAGACCATATAAAACTGATATTTTTAATAGAGTAACTATAGGAATAACACATAACAGAATAGTTTCTTTTTATAATTTTATAAATGCTATTCAAAGAGATAGAACTTGTAAATCTATGTATTTATTTTCTAATATTTTTAATAAAATAAACAACTTTATTGATCATAAAAGTTATTCAATAAATAAAGATATTTGTACCGAATCAGAAATAGATTATTTAAAAATATTAGGCAATTATTCAAGTTTAAATATCTATGATTGTTTATATTACATTCCCTTTTTAAAAATTAATAATGAAATTAAATTTAATTCAAAATTTAATTCAGAATGGTTTGATAAAAAAGATATAAAAAATAATATAGCAAAAAATTTATTACACAATGTTTCTTTACATTCTTTTTATAAAATAAAAGAATTTATTTTGAATTCAAGAAATAAATTGAAAGGACTTCTTGAATTGGAATTGATTAATAAAAATGATATTAATAAAATAAAATTTGAAGATTTTAATATGATATATGCCGAAGATGATGATAAAATAAAAAAAATAAAATTTGAAGATTTGGAGAAGTTTCATGTTGATAAAGCTATAGAATATTTAAATAAGTATAATGATAAAATTGCAGAATATGAAAAGATGTCTAATGATAAAAAAACAGAAGAATTAAAGAAGTCTCATGAAAAAACTGTAGAAGAATTATATGAGTCTTATAAAAATACAACTCCATTATTTACTGATTTTTTTCAAAATTATATTTATAATATTTTGACTGATTTTATTTCTTTACAAAAAAATATACCATATTATTATAAATATTTTGATGAGATATTTAAAAATCCAAAAGATTACAGTAATGATGATAAAGATTCTTATTTTGATGAGATATTTAAAAATCCAAAAGATTACAGTGATGATGATAAAGATTCTTATTTTGAAAAAATATATGATATTAGTTCATCTTGTATCTCTGAATTTAATAAAATAATATTTAATTATAGAAAAGAAAATAGATCTAATTTAGTTAAATTTGATAAGCAAATTCCTGCTGATAGTAATTTAAAAATATTTATTGCTAACAAAGAATATATACAAGAATGTGAAAAATTAATAAAATTAAAAGAAAAAAATGAAGAAATAGAATTTTGGGAGATGTTAACAGAATTATTTAATAATAAAAATGATGAAGTAATGATGAAACTAAAAGTTACTATTAATAATATTGAATTAACACCCGAAATTAGTATAACAAAAAATCGATATGGTACAAAACAAATCCAAAAGAAATTCAAATTTGATAAAACTCTTACAAAAGACAAATATACTAATGGAGAATTAAGAGATAAATTTAATTCTTTAGATAATATACGTGGATTTATTAATTTTAATTATGGTTGTTTTACAAAATATAATAAAATTAATATGAAAAGAATTAAATTAGATGAAATTAAGATTACAAGAAATTATTAATAATATATATAAATTAAAAAGGTACCAAAGCTAAAACCCTATTAAAATATAATCAAAAAGGTACCAAAGCTAGAAATATCTATTTTGATTTGTCTTTTGTTCTTCTATTTAAATTATTTCTTCTTAAAAAGTAATAAAATTGATATAAAATGAAAAGTAACATATTTTATTTTAATATGAATAAATAATTTTTTTTATATATTATGACCTCGATAAAAAGATGCGATATATGTTTAGAAGAAGAAAATAAAGTAACAAATTTATTATGTGAAAATATGCACACGGACTATATATGTAAGCAATGTGCAATAAATTTAAAAACATGTCCATTTTGTAGAAGAGAATTAAATAAAAGTAATATATTTATATTTAAAGAAATGACAGAGAAATATCAAATATATTTATATAATAAACCGGGAATAAATGAAAATATAAAATTAGAATTATTAAAAAAAAATCCAGAGTTGAATAGATATGAAAATGATTATTTATTTAAATTTGGTAAATATAAAAATAAATGGGTTTCTTCTATTAAAGATCAAAGTTATTTAACATGGTGTCTGACTAATTTAAAATTAAATGAAAAAAATAAAAAAATATTTCAACGATTTATTGATTAAAAAAAATAGATTTTAAATAATCAAAAATATTTTGTTGTTTTTCTTTAATATCTAATAATCTATAATTATCTTGTTGTGCAATAGAATGATTCATTTTATTAGCAATTTCTTTTTTTTGTTTCGAATTTAATTTATTCATATCTAATTCATTAATATAAATATGTCTTAATAAAGTTAATGTTAATTTATTATTAAAAATAGATTTTAATATTTTATTTGCAAATATACTAAATTGAGAATTATTCATACATTCACCCTTATTATTTACAAATAAATAATCTCGAGGCAATTCTATTAAAGATTTATTTAAGATTTCAATTAAATTATCAGGCATATCAATTATATGATCATCTATTTTTTTAACTTTTAAATTATATAAATAAATTTTATTATTATATATATGATTTATTTTAGCTTCAATTAAATTTTTATTATCATTATCAGTTAAAATTACACATCCATAGTTACTTCTTAGAGGGGGTATGTATATATACATGGCTAATAATAAAGCCTTGTAATAATTATTATTTTCCGTTAATTCATTAATTTTATTTATTAAATCTTTATAACTAATATAATTATTTTTTTGTTTTTCAGTTGAAATATTATTTCTATCTAAACTTTCTTTTATTTCTTTATAATATTCTTGCATATCATTTTCTCTCGGTAAATTTGCATGTTTTCTATATGACATTATTGTATTTAAAAACATGTATTTATTATTTATTGATATATCACTATTTTTTATTTGATCAATTGTTGGAATTTCATTATCAAATTGTTTTAATAAAGTTTTCATTTTCCCAATATAAGTTTTTTTTGATTGATCTGATATTTTTGCATTATTAAATACTTCTATATATTCTGACATAAAATATATTTTTTATTTAAGATAAAGTTCGGGCACTAACAATAAAAACGTCTCCGTCAAAATCATATGTTGATGAATCATTTGCGGGTGCTAATTTGGTCGAATATATATCGAATGTAATATTATAACTATCACTATTAGATAAATTATTTGTAGTTTCATTACTAATATCTGTTACTAACACTTGAAATAAGTTTTTATATTGATTAAGAGTTAATGCTGAATTGCTGCTTGATCCATCTGGACTATTTCCTAAAACTTGAACAAAACTATTTTGAAAATTATATGTTGAAGAATAACTTGACCCATATAACATCGGCTGAATATTTGCTGGATATATTTGACCTCCTGCAGAAACACATTTATAATTATTTATAGAAAATAACGGATTTAATACAAAATTACAATTTAACCCATTACGATTATCACATGGAAAAGGGGTTAATATAGATTTATCACAAACAGTGGCTCTATCAATTATAGGAACAGGGCCTGTCTGAGCTGCTATTCTTGGTATAACAATAATACTCAATCCTTTACCATTAACTAAAATTGGAGGACTAGTTATTGTTGTAAGAGCACTTGATCCATTATTAAATTTAACATTTTGTTGACCATTTAAAGGCTGACGAGAAACAGATAATCCAGTCAATTTCTCAATATTTTGAATAGGATTTTCTTCATGAAAAGTTAAAGCTACATATTGAAAAAAACATTTTTTAAATGTAAATTCTGATATAGTTGCTAAAACAGGAGGATTTGCTACTATAGCTGTTATAGGAGCTCCTGACGTGAAAATATTATTAGCATCATATGTTAAGGTCATCGAAATATTACATGTTCCTGATAAATATTTAACTCTATTTAGGATAGGCATTAAACAGTCTAATGGCATTTGAAAATAATATGTTGTTTCAAATGGTTTTACAACAGTTAAATATCCATTAGCGACGCAATAACCTATATTAATATCAATAATTGATGAAGTTGGTGATGTTAAAGAAGGATTAGCTTCAGTACCAATGTTTTGTGAAGAAACTGGAGCAAAAGTAAGGCCTTCTTGAACGCCTACTAAAGCAAGTTGATTTGGGGTATAACTTCTTAATCGGAAAATGTTACTTAGAACATTTATTGCTCTATTGTTGCTATAATTTGATATGGTATATTGAAATCGATTTGTGTTGATATTTAAACTTGTTAACATTTGGGTTATTAAATTAGGATTGACATATGTAGCAACCGAATTTGCTAAAGTTGTTGCTGTAAATTTTGCTTCTATGAAAAAATAAGCTTCTGATAATAAAATAGCTTGATCTTTGGGTGTTGTTATTGTAAAATTAATTGTTTGACTTTGATTGACAGAAGTTCCGTTAATAAAAGATATTTCTTGTTGAGAAGAAGGAATATAAGCTGGTCTCTTTTTTATTTTTCCAGAAAAAATAGCATCGTTCAAATCTGATATATCGGCTAGCACCATTAAATTTTCGTTATCCATAAATTATTATTTTTTTTTAAAATTTACGCAAGCAACGCAAGCTGGCTGTCGCTGGCTGTCGCTTAAATAATATTTAAAATAGAATTAATTTATGGAATCATCAGATGAATCTGAAAATGAAATAAATTTTGATATAAATAAAATATTCAATGTGAATTCACCACAAAATCATAGAATTATTATTCTGGGAAATTCAGGATCAGGAAAAACCACAACTTTTTATGATTTAGTATTTAATCATTTGCCAAAACATTTGAGACATATTTATATTAGTGGGGCCGAAGATAATTTAAAAAATTCTATAATACCTTTATTACAAGAAAATGGTATAGAAATATATAATAAAATTATAAATGGTCCAAATGATTTGAATATAAATTTTAATAAATTACATCGAGGTGACTTATTACTCATTGATGATTTATCACAACATATAAAAGGTAATAATAAAATAACAGAATTTTTAAATAAAGCTTTTACTACAAGTCGACACAATGGATTTAATATTATTGTTATTTTACACAAATTAAAATTAAATAATGTGATGATGAGAAATAATGCAACAAAAATTATTTTAACAAGTTTGGATAATGAATATATAAAAGAATTTGGAGATAATATTATAAATGATAAAATAAGACCAATAGTATTAAATCCTCTAAATAATTTTCAACAAGAAAAATTAATTTCTCATGGAAAGAAAAATGGATCTGGTTTAAATCAAGTTGATTTAATACAAAGAATAAAAAATTTCAATACAATAAAAATACCAAAATTTGAAAGAAAAAATACTCCTTTAAAATTTATTAAAATTGATTCTAATAATGAAGAATATAATTATCAAATTCCCGATCAATTTTTAAAATTATTAAATAAAATGACTAATAAAAATAATACTCTTATATTTGATCGATCTAATCCTTTTGAAGATGAAATTATTAAAGATGCTACTAATTTAAGATCAAATATTAATCAAGGAGAAAAATTAGCTGGTAATGATAATATAAATATTATTAAACGAGCTCCTGTTTATAGAACTGAAAGAAGAAAATAAAAAGGTACCAAAGCTAGAACCCTATTAAAATATAATCAAAAAGGTACCAAAGCTAGAAATATCTATTTTGAATTCTATTTTGTTCTTTCATTTACATTATTTCTTAATAAAAAGTAATGAAATCATTACAAAATGAAATTAATAGTATTTTAAGGAGAAATAGACCAAAATTTCATTTCATCTAAAATATCATTAAAAGATTTTTTATTATAAAAAGTCATATTAGAACCAATTAGTAAAAATAATAAACAATATAAACCACATAATGAAGAATTTATATTTTGAAATTGATTTAAATTAAAAAAACATTTTAAATTATTTTGTTTACAATATTTTTCTAAAATTAGAGGAGGTCGAAAACCAAATGAATCAAAATAACCTATTTCATTATTATTTTTAATAAAAGCAACCCAATGTGTTCCTTTAACTAAACCCTTATCTAAATTACATATATAATTACCATTCTCTATATTATCAGCGAATATATTATCAATAAAATCAATATCATTAATATTAATATTATAATATTCAGCAATTTTTAGTAAATCTTGATCTGTTTGACCATTTAACATTGATTTAAGTGAATCTTTTTTTTCTTTCATAAAATATCACCATAAATAATCTATTTTTTTGGTTTTGTTTTTCGCTTTTTTTTAATATTTATTCCTTCTCCTTTTTCATCTAATTTAACTTCTGGAATAGTTTCTGTATGAATTATAGGTTTTGATAAATTTGGCTTTTTACCAGTTGTTATTTCTAAATATTGCTCAGGTGAAATTAATTTTTTAGCTAATAAATCAGAATAAATTTTTTTAGGATCATATTGACCTGATAAATTTTTTAAATTATCTTCTTTTGGCATTTCTTTTATTATTTCTTTAGTGTTATCTTTATTTATACTTTTTTTTAAATCATTATATTCAGCAGCAGTTATTTCTTTATTTTTAAACATTCTAAAAAATTCTTCTAATTCTTGTTGTTCTAATGTTGGTGCAACTTTTTTTTGTAATTTTGGTTTTATTTTATTTTTTATAAAATCTGATCCTAATTCTATTGCATTTTTTTGCACTTTAGGATTTTTTAAAATAGTTTTTACAGATGGTAACACAGTTTTAAAAACTGATTTTATTGTATCAAAAATACCTTTACCCTCTTCTGTATTTTCTGTATTTTCTGTATTTTCTAGTGGTATATTCAAAGGGTTTTCTATATTTTCTATATTTTCTGTATTTTCTAGTATCTTCAAATGTTTTTCTAAAAAATTATCGAGAGCTCTTTTACCTTCGTTAGAGGCATATCTATAATCCCTTATGTCTTTTTTACCCTGATCTGAAAGCATATTATAATAATTTTCAGCATTATTATTTTTTTCATAAGCATTATCATATTTATTTAATAAACTTTTAATAATTCTCTTAATATTAAAATCATCTTTGTCATGTTGTCCTTTATTAGGCGCATGTTTATTTTCGTAATCTCCATATTCATTGGATTTGTATCTATTAGGGTCTCCCTGGTAGAATATATCATTCAGTATTATACCATTTATATCTTTTAAATGGCTTGCATGAGAAGATGATTTAGAAAATAAATCCTTAATTTGTTGTTGAATTTGTTCAAAATCATTTTTTCCAACATAGTCTTTAGTAAAATTATTTAAAGGATCTTTTTGATTAGTACTATCTAGTACAGCTTTTTCTAAATAAAATTCTGTAAATAATTTTTTAATTTCATCTTTATTAAATTGCGAATTATTATTTTTATTTACTAAATTTAAATTTTTTTGAATAGGAGTTTTATAGGTAAATTGAAATTTATCATCTTTTATTTTTTTCTTAGATTTTGTAAGAAATTGATTAGAATTCAATTTGCTATGCAATTTATAATAGTCCATAAATTATCGGGAAAAAAATATTGTTATATTTTATGCATAATGATAAGATGATTAAAATATTTCATGGTGGAAAATTAATTCATGAAGAACCTTTAGATTTTATAACTCATAATGAAATGATACACGAAGATTTAAAAGGAGAGGGATTTTTTGATGCAATTAAAAAAATATTTCCAGTAATTGGTTTAGCTACTAATTTAGTTGGAAAAGTTTTTAAGAAAAAACAACCTGAACCTATAGAAGGAGGTTTCTTATCTTCTTTATTACCATTAGTATTAGAAACAGTTCCTGGTATTATTTCAGGATTTAAAGATTTATTTTCAGGAAATGGTATTTCTATGCATGGTAAAGATAATCATGCTATACATTATAATAATAAAATGTATATGAATCCAATTAAATTTACAAAAGAATATTTACATGAATTAAATAAACATGTTCCAATGGATAAAATGCATGATTATAATATTAAATTAACAGAAGGAGGGGCAATTCATTATGATGAAAATATATGTTTACCTTTATCAACAAATAAAATGCATATGTTACCTGCTATAATTAATCATATAAAAGAAGAATCTGGGCATGGAAATGGAGTTGGGGCTGGTTTAGAAGGAAATGGAGTT